CATTTCTCAAGACACGAAATATGAAGCTCACGAAGAATCGTCTCACGAGAAGAGCGAGAACGAACCTGAAATGAACAAAGAGAGACCCAAGGGCGATCGCGATAAAGCGTCCAAGTCACCAACTTACGACGACCAACATAGCTTTCTTCACCAGGGATGAGCCAGCAGACGCCAAAGTCTTTAAGAGTCAAACGAAAAGCCGCAGTAGCCATAGCAGTTCCAAACGAAATAAATTGAGATGTTCAAAATGATAACCATGACGACCGCGGCAGGTAACAAGGGTTAACGCTTAAATGCGGAAACCGCCACGCATGGGCGTAGCACGAGTATTCAAAGTCTTCGTACGTGATGCACCTTTACGGAAAATACGCTTAGATGCCTTACGAGAAAGCTTATGACGACGACGAGACATATAAACCTCACTTTTTAAAAAGTTTCTTAACGGCCTTAAAGGCCTCCCAAATAGCTGAACCAGAGTTCAGTAAAACATTAACAAACTTAAGGATCGTATCTATCATTTGAAAAGATGGGCCGCACCAACCGCAGAATTAACAACTGGCGCGGATGTACCAAACGGATTCAAAAGTTGCATAAACTGACCAGCTTTCCAAGCGCTAGGATGCTCTTTCATATAATCAAAAACTAACTTCTGCTTCTCAGAAGCAATAGCAGAATTCTGAGTCATAAATTTCGCTTGCTTCAAATTCTCTTCTTGAATCTTATTAGCAATCTCTTGACCTTTAGTTTGAGACCACATCAAATTAGAAGAACTATCAGAAGCAACAGACTGAGCGCGCTTCAAACCAGCATCAGCCTGCAGAGCAGAATTCTGAACGTAAGTCTGTTTCTCAAGAGCATCTTTCAAACTCTTCTCAGAATGCTGAGTTGACGTTTCAGCACCAGACTTAAAAGCACCAGCAAGATCAGGAGCAACAATCGTAGGCGCATTACCAGGAGCGCCAGAACCGCCTGTAGCTGAAAGAATCGGATTAAGACCTGCTTTACGCATATCAGCAACTTCCCATTGATGTCGATTCTGCATCACTTCTTTCTGATGCTTCCAGCCGAAATACGCAGATAAAGCAGAACTACCTAAGTTGGCAGCACCACCTATCGCTTCTGCCAAAGGAAATCCCATATCACTGTCCTAAAGCAAAGATAACAACAGTACCAACAACAGCAAGCCAAATAACTAAAGCCATGACAACTCCTTAGAAGTGGTCAACGAGGCCAGGCACAGAGTAGACAGGCATCGGACGAGCACACTTCAAACGAATATACGAGTCAAACAAAAACTGTGGCTCATTCTGAACAGCAATCACACGCTCCACGGGCGGATTATCCTGAATGAATTGCGAAGACAATGTCGGCAAAGAAGAAAACTTCTGAGCAAGATGCCAAGAATCGAGCGGCTGAGGATCAGTCGAACGGAACTTGCCAGTAATCTGACCAGGATAGTAGCGATACTCGGCATAACGCTCTTGATAACCAAAAACCTTATCGTCATCAGCAGTGCCTTGAGCATAGATCTCTTTGTTGAGAACAGCTTGTTCGCCAAGATGCGCTAACACAGGCCAATAGAAATCAAAACGACCTTGGCGAGACCACATGCGATTCAGACCTTGCTGATAGGTAAGGTCAGCACGAACATTCACAAAACCAAAAACGTAGCCGTGCTCGACAAAAGACTTAGAAAAGCCATTAAACGAATCAGAAGCGACACCAAACGCGGCCAAATTACCTTGCGGAGTAATGTCATTCGTAGCTGAAGTCTGCTGGACAGGATTGATCGAAATGCGAGCAGAAGAACCACCGAGGTATTCAGGACGCTGGAGACGAGCATCAGGCGAGATTACACCGAAGTGGGAACGCAAAATTTCTGTGTATCGCGTACCGCCGCGAGCATCACGCTCGTAGAGCTTCTGGATCTGGAAAGCTTGACGAAGATCGTTGATGGAAATCGGAGTAGCACCAGACAAATCAGCAGACAAATTGTTAGCTAAAACTAAACCACGACCAGCATAAAAAGAAATTCTTCCTGGATCCGAAGGATTAGTTCCAGTAATACTCAAAGGAATGTTTTTAGGAACTTGATCCCATCGCTGATCCTTCGAACCTAAAGAAACAGGATCAGTAAAAGAAACAGGATAAGAGGTAGACCAATTACCAACAGAACTAATGGGGTTGTCAGAATGATAAGAACCGTACTGCACAGCTAAACCAACATCGCCAGAGACCTTCGCAGTGCCACCAAGCGAAATCTCCACGCCAGGACCTTTCTGCGGCCACGGCAGGCATGATGTGAAATAGTCGTGACGCTTACCACGACGAACTAAACTGTAGTCAGACAAATTATCTGGACCATCACCGGTCGGAACTTCCAAAGATTCTTGAAGATTCTCGTCTCTAAACCACTCATTGAAAATCAAATTGTAAGCGCGGAAAGGAAGCGCATTTACTTTCAAGGCTTCATTAACATTAGTCGGAAGACCGAAGTAATCCCAAAGCGTTTGATTCTGAACATTCGTGCCGGAAACCGTAGGAATTAAAAAGTCCGTCGAATCGGAAGGATTTTTCTGCTCACCATTGAACTTCTGCCAATTATCCCAAACAAGACGGTTGGGAACAAAGAAGAAAAAAGTCTCCAGATAAAGATTGTCCATAAAAGGAACAATCGGCGTAGCCAAACGAGCAAAAAGAGTAGCCGTCAGCTTAAAACTATCTCCAGGAAGTACTTCATCAACATAAAAAGGTACAAGATAACCAGAATTAAAAGTTGTCTTATATCCATGAGAACGGTCAAAGACTGATCGAGGAATCTGAGTCGAAGGAACCTGCGAGAAAAGATGCTGTGTAGCGCGATTAACAGAAGACATGTACTTATCCAATAGCTATAGATAACAAAAAAGGCGACCAGTTCAGAAAGCCCTTCATCAAACCGATCGCCTTACGGCTCTAAAACTCAAAACTCAAAAAGCTTTATCACCGTAGGGCAAAGCATATACCACAAGTCAAAGAGAAAGCAAACATTCGAGCAGTGCGTTGGGTACCCGCACGCTCATCGGGGTGTCACCGGAACCAGTTACATCAAGTAAGTAACTGGTTCCGGTGTGTACCCGTGCGCAAATCGTTGAGATATCTGAAAAAAAGAACCATTTTACCAAGGCAGGTAAAATGGTTTTGAAGGGATGGAAACCATCCCTTATATAAGTTATCAGTAATTACCCGTTGTTGCCAGAAGCAGACGGTTTAACCTCGGTCGCCGGAGCAGGCTGAGGTTCTTTAGAAGGCTCAGGAGACTTAACTTCTTCAGGAGCGACAAAGCCAAGATCTTCAAGCTTACTCCTCTGTTCAGGATCATTGAGCGCCTGAAGGAACTCAGATGGAGAATTATTGAAAGAGGCGCGAATGTGAGACGGAAGGCTTTCAAAGTATTCAGTTGTTCTAGCAACGGCATTCTGAGCAGTCTGAAAATCTATTACGTCAGAAAAGTCACCGAACTGAATTGGACGCTTCGGCGAAAAAGGATCAGTCAAAAAACCGGTCTCAGCATACTTTTGCAAGATGTTGTCGATCATGGTCTCATCTTTAAAGTGCTGTTGAGTCATCGACGGTTCAGTAAAGACAATGCCTTCGGCAGTAGCGTTTGTGTGATTAATTTTGAACTTCATATAAACTCCATATAAAAAAGTCCTCGCACTGCGCAAGGACTAATTAGAAGAATCTCCGTGTTGCGGCCGCGTCTGTACTTAGACTTCGGCCTTAGCAGGCGCGGCCGCTTTGGGGTCCTCAATCGTAGATACAAAAGCTGTCGCAGCGGCGATCTGTGTCGGAGCAGAAGCTACAAGCTCTCCAGTCTCATCAGAGTACTGACCGATCTCATAAAGAAAGAAATCGTCAGGATGCTGACCAACGGTAGTGCGACTATCACGAACGAGATCAGAGAAAGACCGAGATGCATCAGCTGCAGAACGACTGAAGAACGGCGTATTAAAAACCTGAAGTTTAGAGTCGAAAACGGAAAAAACCTTAAGGATCATGATTGATTCTCTTCCATAACGCGCCTGAGTTTAGCGGCTTTCAATTCTTGGACGCGTTCACGAACTGAAAGGCGTTGAGGCGAAGTCTCGCCAGTATCTTCAAAATCACGACCTCGCTGTTCGCGAAGACGCTTAATCTCTTCATAACGAACAATATCAGAACGCTCCAACAACTTATCAAAATAAGCCGGAGGATTCATCATAATCTTCTCGCTAAGAATAAGTCGATCATTAGTATAAATATCAGTCATGTACTTTTCACAAAAGTCATGACCAATGCCAGGTTTAAGCGAGCAATGACAAAATTCAGCAACCTTACCGTCGTAATGCTCAAGCTTCAAAGGGCCTGTAATTTTCTTCGTAACGTAACGAGCGACATAAGCGGCAGTCTCAAAGTTGACTGAACCAATCGAACTAAAGCCATAAGGCCAAAGTTTCTCAAGCGTACGGCTACGATATAAGTTATTGCCTCGACGAATCGACCAAAGCTGTTTATCAACAAAGGTCACGCCAAAAATAATTGCATGATAATGAGGACGGCCAAGCTTCTCGCCATATTCGCCACACATAAAAAAGCGAAGCTGTTGACCAAAACGACTCATGAAGTATTTACGCATGCGCTTCATGAACAGCTGAAAATGCTCGTAATGAAGTGAGCCATCGGCAGGCAAATGAGCATCATCATAAGTCAGCGTAAGAAACATGTTGTTCTTATGTAACTTAGCTTCAGCAACGCATCGAGCGGCCCATTCACGAGACTTAGAAAGCCTGCAGCCAATACACTGACCGCAAGGAATCTTAAATTCCGAAAAGGGAATAGCTTCAGACGGATCAAACGTAATCGCATTACGTTGTCCATCTTTAGTCTTCTGACCAGCAAGACGATACGCTGTTATCGGGTGAAAGCAAGGCATTTCTCAAGACACGAAATATGAAGCTCACGAAGAATCGTCTCACGAGAAGAGCGAGAACGAACCTGAAATGAACAAAGAGAGACCCAAGGGCGATCGCGATAAAGCGTCCAAGTCACCAACTTACGACGACCAACATAG